AAGATACAGACGAGAAGTTGTTGAAGAAATCTTGGACATAAGAGTTTTTGGCCTTATGGACTTAATTTTGCGTTCCCAACAGAGTGATTTACAAAAAAATCTTACGGAGGTGCGCCACCAGGCGGAGTTAATAAAGACCAAATATGAAACTGAAGCAAAACATCTAAAGTCTTTGGAAGACCAAGGAAATGATGTCCAGGCGCATAAGCAAAAATTACTAGATAAAAACACACAAGATTCATCTAATTATCAACAAAAGATACAAGAACTAAACGAATCAATAGCCGTGTCAAAAGAAAAGGTAAAAGACAAACTAAAAGTTGATATGAAGTATAGTCAACTACAGAAACTAGAAGCCAAGATAGAAACAAATCTATCATCTCATAAAAAGACATTAGAGTTTTTTGAACAAAACGATAATTGTCCTACTTGTACACAACCAATAGACAAACAATTTAAGGAAGATAAATGCACACACGAACACACAACCATTTCGAAACTTTCCACAGGCTTGTCAGAGCTCGTAGAAGAAATTTCAAAACAAGAGAAGAAAGTGGTAGAGTTTGGGAAGATGTCAAACAAGATACAAGAGATGACCGTGGACATAGCCAAGATACATACAAGCCTAGAGAATATAAAAAAGAATAGTGACCAGATACATCAAGACATATCTATGGCAACAAACAATGATATTGATAGTATAAAACAAGAGTTGGTTGATATGTCAGAGCAACTAAAAATTGCTGAACAAGATTTAGATAAAGTAACCGAACAAAAAAAGTATGTTGATATATTAAGAGAGATACTAAACGACAAAGGCGCTAAAGCACAAATCATTAAGAAGTATTTACCAATAATGAATCAGTTAATTAATCAACATCTACAATCTATGGATTTTTATGTTAACTTTAACTTAGATGAAGAATTTAACGAAACAATAAAAAGTAGATTTAGAGATACTTTTAATTATAATAGTTTTAGTGAGGGTGAGAAAATGAGAATTGACTTAGCTTTACTTTTTACTTGGCGACAAATCGCTAAGATGAAAAACAGTACAAATACAAACTTATTAATGTTAGATGAAATATTTGATAGTAGTTTAGATGGTCAAGGTATGGATGACTTCTTTAAAATTATCAAACAGTTTGAAAAAGAAAACATCTTTATTATATCTCATAAAGGCGATATATTATTTGACAAGTTTACAAACATTATCAAGTACGAAAAATATAAAAACTTTACGAGGTTACAACAAACATGAAAGAACTAAAACTAATACCACCAAGCGACCCTAGAGTTAACAATGCAATTGCACCATTTGTTGACGAAATGCTAGAAGAAAACGGATTTAAAGATAGAAAAGAATTAGCAGAGGCAATGAACTTTACTATGGAGAAATATCAAGGTATTGGTCTATCAGCAAACCAAGTTGGTTTACCTTTTAATATGTTTGTAGTGGGTGGTCATCCACAAATAGAAAAAGGTTTAAGATTATCTTGTTTTAATCCTATGATTGTAGAAGCTAGTGAAGAAACTATAATGATGAAAGAAGGTTGTTTAACTTATCCTTTCTTATTTTTAAATATCAAAAGACCTAGAAAGGTTACTTTAAAATATACAGATGAAGATGGTGAGTTAAAAGAAGCCAAACTTGATGGTATGATGAGTCGTATTGTACAACATGAATATGACCATATGTTAGGTAGAAACTTTACAGAAAGAGCAAGCAAATTAAAGATTGACGCAGCTATGAAAAAGCGTGATAAAATGTTGAAAAGAATGAAAAAGTATCAAGAAGCAGAAGCTAAGTTAAATAAGGCTTGACATTTTTTAATTAATCAAGTAGGATATACATTATGAGTTATTCGTGGAATAAAGAGATGTCGATAGATGACCAATGGCAAAGTTGGCAAGACAATACAGATTTGTCTAAAGTACCAGATATTGATACAGAAACTTTAAAACAGACAATTATTAAAGACTTAACCTTTGTATCAGCTATGACGGTACAAGAGTACACACTTTATCAAAAGTTTCAAGAAGTAAAATTTAGATATCCTACAGTAGAAACAAATAGTTTCTTTGATGATAAGCCTGCTATGTTAAGACCTGAACAGGCAACAGTAATACAAGAAGTAAAGAATAACTTTTGGTTACCAGAAGACCCCGAAGAATATTTAAATCTACAACCAGAATTAGTTTGGACAGATGGTGCTGAAGTACAATCACATACAAATGCCAAAGGTTCTGAAATCTGGAACGCATTAAGAACATTTTTATCTACCATGAAAAACAATAGTAATATTGGTAGAAATCTAAACTTTTTAGTAAGAGATAAAGTAACACAAAAATACTTAGGTGTTATTTGTATGTCCTCAGACTTTTTAGACCTTACACCTAGAGATGAATATATTGGGTGGGAAAGAGAAGCTAAGACACAAAGAATGATTAATCATACTTGCATTGGTAGTACAATAGTACCAATACAACCTCTTGGTTATAACTTGGTTGGTGGTAAACTTCTTGCTTTACTATGTTTATCAGATACGGTTGAGCAAACATGGGAACATCAATATAAAGACAAATTAGTAGGTGTTACAACCACAAGTTTATATGGTAAAACTAAAGTAATACCATTATCACAATACGACAGATTAAAACATTGGAAGAAAATGGGTTGGACTGCTGGTTCGGTATCATATGAACCAGAGAAAACAACCAATACCATGATACAACAATGGTTAATGAAGAATCACACATATAAATTCTTTGAATGGTATGTTGCAAAGAAACCTAGTGGCCAACCTCATAAAAGAGACCATAGAAATAGAAGCAGAGCATTTACATATAGTAAACTAGGTATTGATAAGAAACTACAAAAATCTGAACACGCCAGAGGTATCTATTTTGGTGAATTATTTACTAATACAAAAGAGTTTTTACGAGAAGAAACGAATACGACAGGTCTAACAAGAGCATTTGACAATTCTACAGAAGCATTGACAGAATTATGGAAGACCAAATATGCTAGAAAAAGAATAGCTAGTTTAAAGAAACAAGACCGTGTTTCAAAGGAAACACACTTCTATGATGATATTATTTACTTGTCATGGGAAGAAACTAAACAGAAATATTTACCACAGGTAGGGAGATAATACCATGGAACAAGGACAATTAGAACTAGAATTTGGTACTCAAACAAATGAAAATCATAAATACAAGAAAATTAGCGACCTGGATATGTATCAAAAGGTTGCTTTAACAACGGCAATATATCCGAGAGAACAGGCCATTATTTACCCAACTTTGGGTTTGACCGGTGAAGCAGGCGAAGTTGCGAACAAAGTAAAGAAGATAATAAGAGATGGCTCAGATAGTAAAGATGAAGGACTGGTGTCTGAAATCAAAAGTGAAATTGGTGATTGCCTTTGGTATATCGCTGTATTGGCTAATGATTTTGACATTAAGTTATCCGACATTGCAAGCGCTAATATAGAAAAGTTAGCATTAAGAAAATCAAAAGGAACTATTCACGGTTCTGGCGACAATAGATGAAGAAAGTTGTCGTAGTATCTGGTGGTTTTGACCCCCTACATTCCGGACATTTAGAATACCTAAAATGTGCCAAGTCATTAGGTGAAGTATTAATAGTTGGCCTAAATTCAGATGATTGGTTATCACGAAAAAAAGGTAAGTCTTTCTTACCATATTACGAAAGAGAACAGATATTACTTAATTTAAGAGGTGTTGATAATGTAATTAATTTTGCAGACCATGACGATACGGCTATTGAAGCAATATTAAAAGTAAAAAGATTTTATCCTCAAGCAAAGATTATATTTGCAAATGGTGGTGACCGTACAGATGACAATATACCAGAGTTAAACCATTTCATGGATGAGGAATGGATTGATTTTGAGTTTAATGTTGGTGGTTCTAAAAGTAATTCATCATCTAACATACTTGAAAAATGGGCTGATAATCGAACGGAGAGAGATTGGGGTTACTACCGAGTATTACATAATGACAAAGGCGTAGTAAAAGTAAAAGAACTGGTTGTTGCACCAGGTAAGTCTTTATCTATGCAAAAACACAAGTATAGAGCTGAACATTGGTTTATAGCCTCAGGTATTGCTTCAGTTTACACTATTAAAAATCCAAGCACAGATTACGAACTACACGGACATTATAATATGTTTGATAATGTACATATTAAGAGAGGTGATTGGCATATGTTATCAAACGAATCAACCGAATCGTTGCGAATCGTTGAAATCCAATATGGTTCCGAGTGTATTGAAGAAGATATTGAGCGAAAAATGACAATAAAATCGGCAATTTAGCTGCGACAAACACGCTTTTATTTTGTGTGTATTCGTAAACCATTGATTTTACTGCCTTTTTATTTTAAAAAAAAGGCTAAATAAAGCTTGACTTTCATTAAAAGTACCTGTAGGATGGTACCATAAAATGAAAAAGGACACAAACACTATGAATTTAGAAGTAAAATCAAATCTAGCAAAATTACTTGCTAATGAAAATATTACAATTCAACACAACAATGTTAAGACTGCTTCTTTTGATGTAAAGAATAGAGTTTTAACTCTCCCTATATT